CGGCTGATAAAACATTAGCATCATACCAATCAGCTACAGCTGGCGGTGCAACTTTTGGAAATAGTCTTAATAATTTTGCAGCAGCGTCTAGTGCAGCCGGTATGACTATGGATAAGTTTGGTTCACTGATAGCACAAAACAGTGAAGCATTAATGACATTAGGCGGCACCACCGAAGAAGGTGCTAAACGATTCGCAGGAGCTGCCAAAGAAATCCGCAACAGTGGAATTGGCGCACAGCTTTACGGTCTTGGTATGACCACAGAACAGGTCAATCAAGGTATGGCTACCTATATGAAAATATATGGAGCCAACGGAGCATTACAAGGAAAGTCTACAAAAGAACTAGCACAAGGTGCTGGTCAATATCTCAAAGAATTAGATGCATTGGCAAAGATCACTGGTCAGAATAGAGCAGAGATACAAAAAGAACAAGAAGCAAGAATGAAAGACGCACAGTTCCGTGCTGCGATTGCTAACCTTGATGCTGATCAACAAAAAATGATGAACAACTTCATCAGTCAGTTCCCTAAGGAACAACAAGAAGCAGTCAAAGACATGATTGCTACAGGTAACATTACTTCTGATGCTGCCATTATGTTTAACCAACAAATGGGAGGAACTGCTCAAGAAGTTATGAGAATGGGTAACATTATCAAGAGCGGTGGAAAAGTTTCTCAAGCAGCCTACGACAATGCCTATAAAGGTGCTATTGCAGAAGCAAAAATAGCAGCAGGATCAGAAGAAGCTAGAACACAGGCTCTATATAATACTCAACAATTTGGTAACACTTATATTGGTCTTGCTGAATTAGCCAAGCGTGATATCAACGGAAAAGAAAAAGCACTGACAGAACAAGAAAAAGCACAGGCGGCACAAGCCGCGGCCATGGAAAAAGCCAAACAGAATCTTGCGGCATTTAGTAACAGTTTTCAAATGGCACTGGCTAACAGCGGTATACTTGATTTATTATTAAAAGCGTTCCAGGTTGCAGCTGACCTTGTAATGAATTGGGTAGTTCCAGCATTCCATATATTTTCGGCAGTGGTAACAGAGGTAGGAACATTTTTATTAGATACTCTAAAACCAGTATTTGAAGAAGTTTCTACATTTATTAAAGATACACTATATCCTATATTCCTAGACCTTGCCGCGATAATAATGGTAGATGTGTGGCCAGCTCTCCAGGCTGTGGGAGATGTAATTCAAACGTATGTATGGCCTGCACTACAGACCATCGGCGGCGTCATTATGGACTATGTCTATCCTGTATTTGAAAAGATGTATACATTCATTGCTGATAATCTGCAGCCTATATTGTTAGCTTTAGGAACAGCACTGGTAGCCTATGCAGGCTATGTAGCGATCATGAATGGATTAGAATTAATAAGAACTGGACTTACTATCGCTTCAAACTTAGGACTCGCTGGCCTTGCTGGAGCAGCCTGGGCAGCAGCAGCACCAATACTCGCATTCGTTGCACCTATTGTTGCTCTAGTTGCACTGTTTACATATCTCTATAAATCTGGTTGGTCATTTAATACAGCTATAGAAGCAGTTAAAGATAATCTTTCAAGATTGTGGTTAACACTACAAGATTGGATGGATGGTTTATTGGTAATGATTCCCAATGCTCTAGGAGGCATATCAGAAGAGGAAGCTAAAAAACGTCAAGAACTTCGAGATCAAACTCGTAAAGAATTAGATCAAAGAGAAAAAGACAGAGATAAAGAAAGAGAAGTCAAAGCTGCTGAACGTTCTTCTGAAAACAAAGCTCAAGAGCGTAAAGCAGCCGCAGCAAAAATAGATCAAAAGATTGTTGATCTAAAAAATAAAGGTGCTGGCGGATTAGCCGGAGCCAACGAAAGAGAACAAAAAGCCAGAGATAAAGCAGCTGAGTTAAAAGAAGAAGAATTAAACCTCGAAGATCCTACACAGATGTTGTTGGGTTATGCTAAACAACAAAAGAGTGCGTTTATCAAAGAACCAGAAAAACCAGCTGCAGAAAGTGCAGAAGGTGCTAGAAGAGAAGTAGTTAATCAGGCCGAAACCAAAAGGAAAGAAGCTGAAGCTAAAGATGCAGCATTCAAGAAAGCAGAAGAAGATAGAGCAAGAGGCAACCAAAATAATTCTGCTGGACCTCAGAATCCAAGGCAAGCACCAGCTACTCAAGAAAGTGCTGAAACATTGTTGGCTAGCTTAAATACTAAGATGGATCAGCTTATCAAAATCAATAAAGGTGTTCACGAAGTCAATGAGAAACAGCTATCTGTTCAGCAGAGCTTCTCTGGTGATGTATATGCCGCTGTCTAAGTGATAATATAAAAATGAGTTGGAAAAAATACTTTACTCCTGTTAACATTGACAATGCCAAATCGGTAAGCCCGATTGGTAGCAGAGGTCGACCAGGACCCGCACGAGCTAATTACAGTTCGTTTTTACCAGATGTTTATGCAGGAGCTCCAAATCGTGTTGAGCGTTATATGCAATACGATACAATGGATATGGACAGCGAAGTTAATGCTGCTCTAGATATCCTAGCAGAGTTTTGCACACAAAAAGACAAAGAAAACTTTACTCCATTTCATATTGGATTTAGAGGACAGCCTACTTCTACAGAAGTTAAAATTATCAAAGACAGTTTACAAAAATGGTGCAAGCAGAACCAATTTGAAACTAGGATTTTCCGTATAGTTAGAAACGCATTCAAATACGGAGACTGTTTCTTTGTCCGAGATCCTCAAACTAAAAAATGGCTATTTGTTGATGCTGCCAAAGTATCTAAAATTATTGTAAACGAAAGCGAAGGAAAAATTCCTGAGCAATATGTATTAAAAGATATTAACTTTAATTTCAAAGACTTAATAGCAGTAACACCGCACGGAACTGCAAACACATCTCCAAGCGGCACAAGTTCTTATACCACAGGTGGTGGATTTGGTCGAGGCATGGTAGGTGCTACAGCAAATACACCTGGAACAAGATTCCAAAATGCTCAAAACGAAATCGCAGTTGATGCAAAAAATGTTATACATATTTCGTTATCAGAAGGTTTAGACAATAACTATCCTTTTGGTAATTCACTGTTAGAATCAGTATTCAAAGTTTACAAGCAGAAAGAACTGCTTGAAGATGCTATCATTATCTATCGTATACAACGTGCTCCAGAAAGACGTATTTTCTATGTAGACGTTGGAAATATGCCAGCGCATATGGCTATGAGCTTTGTTGAACGTGTTAAAAACGAAATCCAACAAAGACGTATTCCATCAGCCACAGGCGGTGGAGCAAATGTCATAGACGCTAGTTATAATCCACTAAGTGTAAACGAAGATTACTTCTTTCCACAAACTGCTGAAGGTCGTGGCAGTAAAGTAGAAACTTTACCTGGAGGCACTAACCTTGGCGAAATTACAGATCTGCGTTATTTTACTAACAAACTTTTTAGGGCTCTTCGCATTCCTGCTTCATATCTTCCAACGGCCATTGACGAGCAGCCAAATACAATGGCTGACGGAAAAGTCGGAACAGCCTACATCCAAGAATTAAGATTCAACGAATACTGCAAACGTCTACAATCTATGATTGTAGAAACATTTGATCTAGAATTTAAACTTTGGTTAAACAGCCAAGGTATTAACATCGATTCTGGATTGTTCGAACTTAAATTTAATCAACCACAAAACTTTGCCGCTTATCGCCAAAGTGAATTAGACACAGCCAGAGCAGCAACATTTACACAAGTTGTTCAAATTCCGCATCTAAGCAAACGTTTTGCTATGAAACGATTCTTAGGTATGACTGAAGAAGAGATTAAAGAAAATGAAAGATTGTGGAGGGAAGAAAACGGTTCTACTCTAAAACCAAAAACAGATTCCGCACAGGATATGAGATCTGTAGGAGTATCACCAGGCGGCTTATCAGCAGAAACCGCCGGACAAAGTGCAGAAGCACCACCGGATATGGCAGCAGCAGCAGAAGCTGGTGCCGAAGGTGGAGAAGAAGCACCTCCAGCAGAAGCTCCGGCTCAATAATAAATACACTATGCTTCTTAACGAATTTTTCTATTTTAACGAAAAAAACAACGACTTTGCTAATGATCGTAGATACGACAATAGCAGAGATAGTTCTGTTTTAGAAAAAGAAGATACACGTAAAATTCGCTTAACTCTCAAAATGATCAATCAAATGAGACTACAAAGCGAAGCTCATATGGTTGAACAGGAATCTGAACTAAACTTTATTAGACAGATGTATGCAACACCAGCCGAAGCAGCACCAGCCCAATAACACCGCGTTTATCATAGGAAATGGCGTCAGCAGACAATGCGTTGACGTTTCTAGTCTTACGAGTGTCGGCACAGTATACGGCTGTAACGCACAGTATAGAGAGTTTAATCCTCATTTTTTAGTAGCAGTAGACGTTAAAATGGTCAACGAGATCATAGCATCTGGATGGCACAAAGAACATCAAGTATGGACTAATGCTAACAAAGGTATTACTTCTAAGCACAATATTAACTTTTTTACACCTCACAAAGGCTGGAGTTCAGGACCTACAGCACTTTGGTTCGCAGCAACTAACGGACACAAAGACATCTATATCTTAGGATTTGATTATCAGGGACTGAACGGTAAATTCAACAACATATATGCAGATACGTTTAACTACAAAAAATCCACAGATTCTGCTACATTTTTCGGTAACTGGTTAAGTCAAACTGAAAAAGTAATTAAAGATTTTAAACACACTAATTTTATTAGGGTGATAGAGCCGGGAGGTTTTATACCAGATAAATTAGGACCCACGCTGCAAAACCTTACACACATAACCTATAAAGAATTTGGGCAAAAGTTCACAAATTCACTTTATCTCGATCGAATCGATCAAAAAACTACCATTTAACCCCCATTTGTAATCTGCGTGTTAAATAAAGCACAGCCTTGACAATTAGGAGAATAGCTATGGCCGATAAAAATATTTTAGAGCAGATGCTTGAGCATCTTGTTAATGACGAACAGCAAAAAGCTGAAGAATTATTCCACGAGTATGTAGTTGCTCGTTCACGTGAAATCTACGAAGGTTTAATCCAAGAAGATTTTGATCTAGAAGAAGAAAAAGACGAAGACGAGGACGAAGATAAAGTCGACGAAGCTTCTGATGAAGAAAAAGACGAAGACGACGAAAAAGTTGACGAAGAATTTGAAGATATCGCTATCGAAGGTGACGACGATATGGGCGATATGGGCGGCGATCCTACTGACGACCTAGAAGGTGAGTTAGGCATGGACGACGAAGAAGGTGAAGAAGGCGAAAAGTCTGAAGAAGAACTTTTCCAAGACTTAGACGCTATTGTTGACGAGCTACAAGCTAAGTTTGACGAACTAAAAGGTCATGAGTCTGGTGAAGACGAAATGGGCGGCGATGAAGAAATGAAAGACGCCATGGATCCAGAATTAGCCACAGTTCGTGAGTATGTTGAAAAAGTTCAAAAACCAACAGCAGGCGATAACGGTGCAAACACCAAATCAATCGTAGCTGGTAAGAACGATATGGGCGGAACAGCTTCTAACATCGCTCAAGGCGGAACAGAAAGCAGCCCAGTTGAAGCAAACAAAGGACAACTAAAAGGTTCAAGCCTAATTAAGCAAAAACCAACAGAAGATAACGCAGGCAACATCAATGTCCCAGGCGGTAAAGCTGGCGGCGCTTTTTCAAAGAAAGAGCCAGGACATGGTGCTGAGAAAGCTGGTGCAAAAGAATCAGCTGACAACAAGCAAAGTCTTTTCCGTGGCCGTAGATAATAGGACGTGACAGTGAGAACGACACTAGCCGAACATTTGAGTTACGACCAGGCCCAGATTGTCTTGGAGCGAGATGAGAGCGGGGACAAAAAGTCCCTGTATCTAAACGGCATTTGCATTCAAGGAGACATCCGCAATGCAAACCAGCGTGTTTATTCTTCTCAGGAAATTGGCAGGGCTGTCAAAACGCTCAACGAACAGATCTCTGGCGGATACTCTGTGCTAGGAGAAGTTGATCACCCACAGGATTTAAAAATCAATCTAGATCGTGTTAGTCATATGATTACCAAGATGTGGATGGATGGTCCTAACGGTTACGGAAAACTTAAAATACTTCCTACTCCAATGGGTCAGTTAGTTCAGACCATGTTGGAGTCGGGAGTTAAGTTGGGTGTTAGTAGTAGAGGTTCCGGTGAAGTAGATAATAGTGGTAATGTCAATGGTTTTGAAATTATCACAGTCGACGTAGTAGCTCAACCATCTGCCCCGGGAGCATACCCAACACCAGTTTATGAACATCTGATGAATAACACAGGTGGATATCAGGCATTTAGAATAGCAAAAGAAGTCCAAGGCGATCCACAGGCTCAAAAATACCTAGCAGAGTCACTAAAGAGAATCATCTCTAGACTCAAATAACGAAGGAGAATCACATGCTAGACATCGTAAAACAATTGTTCGAGAACAATGTGATTTCCGAGGAAATTAAATCGGAGATTGAATCCGCTTGGCAAAGCAGAATTCAAGAAAACCGTGA